ACGCCGCCGACCATGGCGGCGTTTGCATTTAGTGCAACGTGCTACACTGTGGACATGAACAGCCGAGCGAAGGGGAAACGAGCCGAGTTGGAAGCCGCCCTACTGCTGACGCAGATGGGTCTAAAGTCTCGCCGAAGTGCTCAGTATTGCGGCTCCAACGGTGACGCCGATTTGGTGCTTGACGCCAACTTGCACGTTGAAGTCAAGTTCCAAGAGCAGATGCACCCCTATCGATGGATGGAACAGGCCATCCGCGACAGCGCCAAGACCAAGCGCAAGCCGATCGTGCTTTGCCGGCGCACCCGTTCGCCATGGCTGGTGATCGTTCAGGCCAGTGACCTAATCGCCGTATGTCGGGAGGTGCTAGATGGCATCGTTCGTGCACAGGTTGCAGATACCCACCATTCCATTCAGGGAACGGAATCGCAGCGAGAGGCTACGTGAGTTGGGCATTAACACTGGGTGGAAGTGGAGGAAATTCCGCAACCAGTTGCTCGCAGCGTCGCCGCTGTGCGCTCGATGCGCTCGACTCGGTGAAGTCGTTCACCACGTTGTGCCGCGTCACGTCGCGCCCGAGCGCATGTACGACGTAACGAACTGCCAAGTACTGTGCAACCGATGTCACGATGAGGTGCACGGCAAACGCCACACCTGAACGGCCCATATACCGAACAGCCTATTGAAGGCGTCCAATAGGCCGCAGAGTGGGGGGGGTAAGCCTCAAAAAAGGCCACCTTCGACGTCCCTCCTCTCGCTCACGTACAAAAAATCGCATTTAGTCCATGGTCGAGTCCGAATCAACCGTTCGTCAATACGCCGCCGACGTCGTGAGCGGCCGAATCCCAGCCGGCAAGTGGATCTACGCAGCGTGCTCGCGGTTCAATCGAGACCTCGAACGCAGCGACATCGTGCTTGAGTGGAACCGCGTCGCGGACGCCTTCGAGTTCATCGGCGGGCTGTCGCTGGTTGGTGAGGCCGACGGGGAGCCGTTTAAGTTGCACCCGTGGCAAGCCTTCATCGTGGCGAACCTCGTCGGCTGGCGCACCGCGGAGGGCCGCCGACGCTTCACGATGGGCATCATTCAGGTCGCCCGTGGCAACGGCAAGACGACGCTCATGGCGGCGCTCGGTCTGTACGACTTCATGAGCGGCGCCGGCAAGAGAGTGCACGTGCTCGCGAACAAGGTTGAGCAAGCGCAGATCCTCGTCGACACCGCGCGCACGATGGCTCGGCGGCTCGACGATCCGTCGGTCAAGGTCAAGATGTCCGACTTGACGCGGCCGGACGAGGACTGCGAGTTCAACGCATTGACGTCGCGTGAGTCGTCGCTTGACGGTCTGAACCCGTCGCTGTGGATTGCAGACGAAGCCGCGGAGTACCGCGGGAGCGTGCTTAACAAACTGATTACGACCGGAATGAAGCGGAAGGAAACGCTCGGCGTGATCATCTCGACGCCAGGCAGCAACACCGAGAGCCATTACGAAACGCTGTGCTCGGGCGCTCGCGCCGTGCTATCGGGAGAAGCTGAGGACGACGCGACGTTCGCCATGCTCTACGGCATTGACCAGAACGACGACATCGCCGACGAAGCGGCGTGGCCAAAGGCTAACCCCGGCATGCAGTACGGCCAGCCCGACGCCGCGAGCATCCGCCGGCTGTACAACACGATGAAGCGTGACCCGGGCCAGCGCTCGGAGTTCTGCCGTTACCACTGCGCCCGACTAAATGAGGATGTCGGCGGGTGGCTTGATATGTCGTACTGGCCGACGGCAACCGTGGTCGATTGGGAAGCCCAACGCAAGCGGCAAGCGTGGGTTGGCATTGACTTGAGCAAGTCGCTCGACATGTCGGCCGTCGTTGTGGCGATCCCCCAAGAGAACGGGAACATCCTGCTCCGTGGCCACTACTGGTGGCCAAGAGCGAACGTTGCGCAGCGCGAACTAGATTACCGCATGCCGATCCGACGCTACGCCGACGAAGGCAAGATTAACTTGACCCCCGGCGCCGAGATCGATCACGAAGCCATCGCACAGAAGATGTCCGAGATCATCGCGGAATTTGACGTGCAACTTGTCGGATATGACCGCTGGGGGGCGTCGTACCTAGCGCAGCGGCTCGCCGAGATTGGGGCGCCGATTCAAGCCTATAGCATGGGCTCAAGCACGTTCGCCCCCGGCTGCCAGTTGTTTCAGAACCTTTGGGTCGGGCGCAAGTTGGTAATCGGCGATGACCCCATCTTGCGCCGCGCGTGCGCCGAAGCGATTCCCCGCACAGGCATGAGCGGGTACGTGCGACCGGAGAAGCCGCGTGACCACAGCGCGATTGACCCGTTGGTGGCGTCGATCATGGCCGTCCATTGCTGGGGAGGCAAACGCAGCAGTTGTTACGAATCCGAAGTTTAGTTCGAGACATGAAGGCCGAAACTTGTCGCAATGCGCAACATGTTGCGCAGTCTGCTACAGCGTTGGTTGGGGCACTGGGGCACGCATGGCGTGATCCTCCCGACGTCGTTTGACGTCGCGGGCATGCCAACGATCACGCCAGGCACGGCGCTCGCGTATACGCCCGTCTACCGCGCGGCGTCGCTCATCGCGAATGACGTTGCACGCGTACCGCTCGACGTGAGCGAGCGCACCGCAAACGCGCTGTTGCAGCAACCTAATCGCTGGCAGAACGGCTTCGAGTTTCGTCGAGCGCTCACGATGCAGGCGCTGTTGTACGGCAACGCATTTGCCGTGATCAACCGCACGCTCGGTGGCGAGTTGCTCGAGTTGCTTCCGCTCGACATCGAAAGCGTGTCGCTCGATCTCACAAAGACCGAGCCTGTCTACAAGACACGGCTCTACGGTGACGTGCCGATGTCCTCGATGCTGCACCTACGAGCCGTCGGGCTCGACGGCTTGTGGGGCGAGTCGCCAGTTCGATTGTGCCGCACGTCGTTGCAGATTCTCGCGGCTCAAGAGAACTCTCAACTCGAAGTGATGAAGAACGCGGGCAACCCGAAATTGGCGTTCGTGCATCCGGGCCCGCTGAGCGAAGGTGCTCGGCAGTCCATCAGCGAGAAGTTCCTACAGCATCACGCTGGCGCTGAGAACGCGGGCAAACCGCTCGTGCTCGCCGAAGGCATGCGCGTTGAGCGAATCAGCAGCACGCTCGACGATGCTGGCATCGCCGCGGCTCGACGCTACAGCGTTGAAGACGTTTCGCGCATCTATGGCGTGCCGACGTCGTACCTGAGCGAGCACAGCGCGAACGCCTATGGCTCGATGGAATGGCTGTCACGTATGTACGTGGATGCGTGCCTACAGCACTGGTTCTCAACGTGGGCGGCTGAGATCGTCGCGAAACTCGCACCGTTTGGATCGGCGACGTTTGACGCTGACATGATCTCGCGTCCGTCGCTCGCCGAGCAAATGGCGGCGCTCCGCACTGGCGTCGAGTCCGGCGTGATCACGCGCAACGAAGCGCGTGAGTATCTCAACCTCGCTCCGCTTGACGGGCTCGATGAACCAATCATCGCCAAGAACATGGGCACAGGCGGCGGAACTACAAATGCAGGCAGCGACACGAGCGCAGGGAGCGTGAATGACTTCGCTTGAACGTCGCAGCGTCACCATCGGCGCACCAGCGGGCCGCACGCTCTCAGGGCTTGCCATTCCGTACGGCAAGTGGTCGCGTGAGATTTCCGAGCCATTCAACCCGCAGTTCAAAGAGCGCATCGCGCGTGGCGCTTTCGGCGACCTCGCCGGCGCCGACATCAAACTGCTCTTCAACCACAACGCGAGCGCGTTGCTCGCTCGCACGCGTAGCGGCACGCTCACGCTCAATGACACTGCGAGCGGGCTGCGCTTCACCGCGGATCTCGCCGAGACCAGCATCGGCAACGACGTACGCGCGTTGCTCGAGCGCGGAGACCTGAGCGGAGAGATGTCTTTCGGCTTCTACGTCGATCGCGACGAGTGGAACCCGCGACGCACCGAACGCACCGTCACCGCGGCTCGACTCGTCGAGTTGAGCGTTGTGGTTGACGCTGCGTACGGCGACAAGACCTCATCGAGCCTGCGGAGTGTTTCCGCGGCTGCCATTGAAGCCGCGGCGCTGCGGCTCGAGATTCACAAGCACAGGATGCACCATGTCTGACGAACTGAACACGATTGAGAACACCGTCCACGAGTACCGCAAGACCCTTGAAGGTTTCGCCGCACGCACTGGCGCAAAGACCCACCACGTCGAAATCCGCGGCAGCGGCGAAGAGCGCGAGAAGATCGCGCGCATCGATGCCGACCTTGATGCCGTCGAGCGTGCAGCGAACGACCGTGCAGCACTTCGCGCTGCGCAAGAACGCTTGAAGGCACTTGAGGAAGAGCGCGCACAGCCGCAGTTCAGCGCACGTGCGCCGAAGGTGGCCGACGTCAAGCACGATCTCTCATCGCCTGAGTACGCCAGGCGTTGGCTCTCGGCCGTCGCGCGTGGCGATCAGGCCGAAATGCGTGCGCTCTCAACCAGCACCTCGGGCGCAGGTATTCCGACCGACCTTGAGCGCCGCATTGTTGAGCGTATGTACATGGCGAACGTGCTGCGCACGATGGCGCCTGTGACCTCGATCGACTCGAAGCGCACGATCACCGTTGAAGGCAACCTTCCCACGACGAACCTCGTGGCCGAAGGTGGTTCGATCACCGCGAGCGATCCGACGTTCGGTACCGCGATCAGCGTGGTGCCGTACAAGTACGTCTGCGCAACGCAGATGTCCCAAGAGTTCATCGAAGATGCCATCGGCCAAGGCGGCATCGGCAGTGGCCTCGATTGGGTTGCGTCGCGCATCGGTCTTTCGATGGGCTTGAAGATGGAAGAGGCGTACACCATTGGTACGAACTCGAGCCAGCCCGAAGGCATCGCAGGATCTTCGGCGAACACGAAGTTGGCTGCATTGTCGCAAGTCACGGACTTGGGTGGCGCAGCGATCACGACGGTGACCGGAGACAACGTGATTGACACCGTACACCTTGTCGCTCCGCAGTACCGCGCCTCGCCGCGTTTCTCGTGGTTCTTCTCAGATACGTTCTTGCGCGTCGTTCGCAAGTTGAAGGTGAACACCACTGACTACATCTGGAAGATTGGCGACAACGCGGGGCTGTCAGGTGGCGTGCCCGGAACAATCTACGGCATTCCGTATCGCGTTGGTCAATACGTCACGGCGGCAACTGCGAACAACAACGTGTTCGCTGTCGTCGGCGATTTCAACTACTTCGAGATTTTCGACCGCACCGGCATGACGTCGCTCGTCGATCCGTACTCGGCGGCAAGCACGCACCAAGTGACCCTCTACACGTACGCGCGCACCGATTCCAAGATCATGCTCGCGAACGCGTTCGCTGCGATTACCTGCTGATTTCAGCAGTTCACGAAGCGCTTTTTCTTACCTTGCTCGCGTTGGGGGGAAACCCCCAGCGCGGGTTTCATGGCTGCGACACCTATCCCGATCGACATTCTCAAGACGCGTTTGCGCATTGACGTGGACGCCGACGATGTCATTCTCACCACGCTGTGCATCGCAGCCGGCGAAGTGATCGAGCGTGAAACTGGCGTCTCGCTTGCAAGCGAAACGCGTACCGCGAAACTCGACAAGTGGCGCCGATTCGTGCTGCCAGTTCAACCCGTGGCGTCGGTCACGTCGGTGACGTACTACAACGGCAGCAACGTGCTGACGACGATGCCAACGGCAGATTGGTACGTCGACGACACCGATAGTCTGACGGCGTTGCAGTTCAAGGAAACGCCCGAGATATACGAAGGCACGTTCCCGATCGTGACCTACGTAGCCGGCTACGCACAGGTGCCGCACGCGTTGCAGCAAGCAATTGTGGGGCTCGTGGGCGCGTGGTACGCCAACCCAGATGCAACCTCGGTGGCGTCGCTCGCGGAAGTGCCGTTGTCTCTCAAGTACATCTTGAACGCGTATAGCGCGCGTGGGGCGCTCCGATGATCGGTAGCGGCCGACTGCGCTTCCCCGCATCGGTGCTGCAACCGAGCGGCACGACCGACGATCTCGGCCAGCGCAGCGGCACGTTCAACGATCTCACTGCGGCAGCGCCGGGAAACCCGCCATTGTGGGTGGATCTCCGCACCGACTCGGCTGCCGAGCAACAGTACGCCGACGGCGTCGCAACGGTGAGGCGTGCCGAGATCCGATGCCGTTGGAACTCGCTGCAAAAGTGGGGCATTGACGAGACGTTTCGGCTCGTTGTTCGTGGTCGCACGTTCCGTATCGCTGGCATCACGAACCTCGATGAACGCGACATGGTCGCCGTGATCGAAGCCGAGGAGGTTGTATGAGCCTTGAAGCCGCGATCCGCAACATGCTTGACAACACGCCGCAACTCGCCGCGTATCCGATCACGCACGGCTATCGACCGCAATTGAGCACGTTGCCGGCGATCACGTACGAAGTAACGAGCAACGAGCGCAGCGCCGTCGCCCTCTACTGGCAAGCCGTCGTTGACGTTCGCGTGATCGCGACGACGACTGACGCGGCGCTCGATATTGCGGCGTTCGTTCCGAGCGCGTGCGATACAGGCACCTACAACGGGCTCGAATTCACCGCGGTGATGTTCGACGGCTACACCATTGACGCGGCCAGCGTCGGCGAAGGCGACGAACAACAACCCGCCGAAGTCTCGAACACGATCACGATTCATTACAAGGAATAACCCATGGCAGCACTTTCATCGGCGCTCGCGTCTTTCAGTTGGGCCGGAACCGCAGTAAACGGGCTCGGCACTGTGTCGATTCAATACGATCAGACGATGATTGACACGACCGACATTGCAACGGGCCCGCGCACGTACATTGTCGGAAACCGTGGCTGCACTGCGACCATTGACATGTTCTACGATCAGGGCAGTACGGCTATGGCT